AAAGCTGCCCGAGATCCGCAAGCGCTATGTCGAGCAGATGAACAAGCTGGTGAAAGGAAGCGGATGAACATCACCCTGAAAGCGCCGTGGACCTATCGGACGCCGCTGGCCACCGTCACCTATCCCGGTGGCACGCACACCGTTGCCCAGCCCATCGCCGACGCCGCACGGGCCGATGGCGCACTTATCGAGGAGGAAGCCGATGGCCAAGGGATTTATACTTCGAAAACTCGCAGAAAAGCTAGGCTTTAGCTTGTTCTATGTGCTGTGATGGAATACTCTTTTCGGGCTGCAACGGGTGGTCAGACCCGCGCAGCCCTGACCACAACCGAACATGGAGCGTTCGCCATGGCTAATCGAGCCGATATCACACCCGAATTGTTGCGCCAACTGCTTCGCTATGAGCCGGAAACGGGCAGGCTTTTCTGGCGCGCTAGGCTTGGTCATCACTTTGCAAGGGGCGGATATGTTCCGCCGAAAGGCTACGCAGAAAAGTGGAATACCAAGAATGCTGGGCTTGAAGCGCTAACTGCGGTCAAGAGCACCGGCTATAAACACGGCAGTATCTTGGGCTCGACGTTCACCGCGCACAGGGTTGCGTTCGCAGTTTTTTATGGTCGCTGGCCTAATCACATTGATCATATTAACGGCAATCGAACGGACAATAGGATAGAAAATCTACGTGATGTAACTCCTTCTCAAAACCACAAGAACCGCCGTAAGCATCGCGGTGTTAATGCCCGAATCGGGGTGTCGTACAGTTCAAAGAAAGGCAAGTGGCAGGCACAAATTTGCTCGGAGGGGCGTAATATGCACTTGGGGTACTACGATGATGAGGCTGACGCGACGAATGCGCGGGTTGCGGCTGAGCGAAAACTGGGATTCCACGATAACCACGGGAGACTGACATGAAAGGCCTTCAACGCCTTGTGCGGCGCGCTGTGCTCTCTCAACTTAAGGCCAATTCTGATTTGACCGCACTTGTCCCTGCTAGCTCAATTTATGGGCAATCCACGCCAAGTAATAGGCCATTTCCCTTCATCAAGCTCGGCCCGCCGCTGACGCTTCGGCTGCGGCAGTCCTGCGTCGATGGTGGCACGATCACGATGGATGTTCACGCCTTTGCCTATGCCCGCAAGTCAGGTGCACAGACGGTCGAGACAGCCGAGGATCATGCAAGCCGGATCGGCGAGCGCATCGAGGCGGCATTGAACGACAATCGTATCGAGCTGGACACCGGCATCACGGCGCGCATTCGCCTGTCCGACATGCAGCTGTTGCAGGACGACGAGCCCGAGGCGTTCCATTATCTGGCACAGATCACGGCGCGGGTGCTGGCGCAGCCCTGACCGCGGTGATATGCTGTCCGCCGTGGCATCCCCTCCTCCCATCGACCCAGTGCTCGAAGTGCTGATCGCGCAGCTGCTGAAATCCGGGCAGTTGTCGGGTGCCGATCTGTCAAACATGGCGAACCGCCTGGAGCGCATCGGCATGGACGAGGCCGCCTTTGCCCTCAATTTCCTGCCGATCGCGAATGCCATGGACGAGCCCGACGAGCGCCGCGCTGGGTTCGAGGTGATTGAGGGTGGGGCATTGGACGGCGGTAACCGAGACGACTGACACGGCTTAGAACGGCTCCGAATAGCCATAGGAGCCGTAAATGTCTGTGCCGAATGAGTCCGATTTTGCGCTGATCAAGGTCGGCAATGGTGCCACCCCCGAAGTGTTCGCGACCATCTGCGGTATCGAGGGCGTGACGATCAACCGCGTGGCGAACACGACCGATCGGAACCGCCGCGACTGCGCCAAGCCTGGCCAGCCCGCCGTGCGCCGCTCCAAGACCACATCGAAGCAGATGGACATCACCGGGACCGGTGGCGTCGACAAGGCCGACATCGAGGCATTCGACGATGCGCTGGGCATCGTCAAGAATTACAAGATCGAGCTCTACAAGTACGACGGCACCGACACTGGCGACCTGATGGGCACCTTTGCCGGCGCGTTCAACCTGACCAGCACCAATATGTCGCTCGACGCGAATGGCGACAGCAGTGGCGAGATCACGCTGGCCAGCGACGGCACCTGGACCTGGACTGCCGCAGCCTGATCCGATGCAAACCCGCGTCGAAATGCCGTTCGGCGACGGCGAATACGTGTTCTGGCTTCCCCTGCCACAGGTGGTCGAGCTTGAGCGCGTGACTGGTCGTCCCATGCTGGCGATCGAGGAAAGCCTTCGCCAGGCAATCGGCGGCGCGGCCGATGGCGAATTGTCCTTTCTGGGTGGCGGCTCCGCTCACGCAAAGGACGTACTCGACGTGCTGCGCCTCGGCCTGATCGGCGGCAATTCCGGCATGGTGCACGATGAGGAGGTCGAGGTCGGACCCATCCGTGCCAAGCAGCTTGTCGAGCAATATGCCTACCCCGCCCGCCCGCTCTCCGAGGGGGTCGTGCAGGCCTGGCGCGTGCTGTCTGCCGCGATCTTCGGCGTCGAGCTTAAAAAAAAAGCGGAACCGGACCCCGACGAGAACCCGAGCGATACCGAAAAGGACAGCTGATCGCCAATTGCGGCGCGATGGGGCTGGACTGGCGCACGCTCGACCTGTCTGATTATCTAGAGGCGCTTGAGGCGCACAACGAGGCGCACAGCAGCGAGAAACCCGAACGGCAGGCCAGTGATGGGCTGAAACGGTTCCTCAAGGCGCACAGGGACGGCGTGAGCGCTTCTCGGAAAGACTCTTGATGAACTCGTGAGGATCGCGGTTAGATTTGCGCAGATTGCATGATTTGCACGCTATTCTGAGGTTCGCGATCTGATGCTTTCCGCCGCGCGACAGCGGATAAAAATGGTCAACATGATAATCTGATTCGCATGCTACACCGCAATATGTGCAAATCTTGGACTGGCTGCTGATCCATTGTTCGAGCTCTGATTTCGAACAACCTGAATCGTAAGCGACTCTTCGTGCATGGTTTGCGTGCATCCGGGTGATCTTGGCGCGTTCGGGGTGGCGCTGTCGCCATGCGCGAGCCCTCTGGTTCGCAGAGGACCGGTTGTTCTCAATGTACTCTTTTTGTTGAGCGAGATAGCGCTCTGCATTGCGCGCCTTCCATGTCTTGTTTCTAGCCAGTTTGGCGGCTTTGTTAGCCGCATACCATCTGGCGTGATTTGCTCGGATGGCGTCTTTCCGCGATGTATTTTTGGCCTTCATCCTGGCCAAAATCATCTCCCGATTGGCTTGATAATGCTCTGCATTTTGCGCATTTTTGCAATCTTTGCACGACGGGTAGCGCCCGGACTTTGTGATCTTGCTTTTGGTAAAGCGATCGTATGGCTTTGCCAGGCCGCACTTCGTACAGACTTGGGTCAGCTCGATGCTGACAGATGGGCAATCCTCTGCCATAGAGGGCACAGTCATTGAACGGGTTCCTTCCGTTTGATGATTAGGGGCGGGCATGGTGACAGCCATGTTTCCGCCCCGTCGTTAAAGCATATATTCCCTTTTTGTTCAAGCCGCGACTGGCCTAGACGGCGGTAAACGCGAGCCTGTTTTGGTGCGAGCAACTGCCCCGAAAGGCGGTTGCTTTGGCCAGCGAAATCGATCCGGTAATTTTGGAACTGCGCGCGCAGGTGGATCGCTATCTCGGCGACGTGCGCCGCGCGACCAAGACGGTGGATCAGCAGCTTGGACTGCAAGAGCGCCGGGTGCGCGATCTGGAAACCCAGATGCGCAAGTCCAGCGGGGGCATTGGATCGTCGATCAAGGGGCTCGCCGCGACTTTCGCAACCGCCTTCACGGGGCGCGAACTAGTCGGGCTCATCGATGGCTTCACTCGGTTGCAGAACAGCCTGCGTGTTGCGGGGCTGGAAGGCGAGAACTTGGCCGCAGTGCAGGGCCGGCTGCTCGAGCTATCGGGCCGCTATGGCGTCAGCGTTGAAGAGCTTGGCAGACTGTTCGGCAATTCGTCCCAAGCCGCGAGCGATCTGGGTGCGAGCCAAGAGCAAATCCTCACCATCACGGAAGCCACCGCGCAGTCGCTCAAGATCACCGGGACCAGCGCGGTGCAGGCGCAGGGCGCTATACTTGGACTGGTGCAGGCGCTCGCCAGCGGCACGGTGCGGGCCGAGGAGTTCAACCAGATCAACGAAGGCGGCTTGCGGCCACTGCTGCAGCTGGCAGCGAACACCGACCAGTTCGGCGGCTCGGTCGCCAAGCTACGCAATGCCGTAACCGATGGCAAGGTCAGCAGCGAGCAGTTCTTTCAGGCTATCGTCAACGGTTCGGCGCAGCTTGAAGGCCAGGCCAGCAATGCGACGCTGACCATCGCGGGCGCATTCGAGGCGCTGAACAGTCAGCTGACGGT